TCGGAAAGCCCGCTGAATCTTGCGCCGCTATGATGTCGAGCGCCATTTTGTGGATTGTATCCTGAGTTGATATAGCGGGCCATAGCTCAGAATCCCCGTCGCCGTTTTTGAAGTGGATTACGGGAATGCCGAGAGGCTTGCTGTCGTTATCTACCCAGGGAATTTCCGCCTCTTCTCCATCTTCTGTGTATGGCAGCCACACACTGCCTTTGCCTAAAACGAAACGAAAGATTACATCCGGGAAATAAACGTCCATGCGCTGCGTTTTCTCAACTGCCCCCTGCGCCTCTTGGCCTTTCACAAAAGCTGCGATTCTGTCCTTGAGCGATGGAGATTTTACACGCACGTCGGGCCAACGCTTGATAGCGTACTCCATTTCGCTTGCGCTACTGCTTTTGTAGACGGCGCGGCAACCTTCCTCGCTGCTACCGTTCTCCACTGCGCCAGTGTATCGAGTGTGACGCTCAAATACAGGCCGTTCTAAATCGTCATCCCACCTGACAATTACGAAATGTTCACCATCGCGCACCGCGTCGCGGTGAACCTGTTCGGACTTGGTATCCATGCGGTCAGCCTGCCAGAGTTGCATTGCCCATTCCGAGAATGATTTATCCGCAGACTTGAAACCCTTGACTTTTAGCCGTTCCGCCAGCGCGTTGACCACGATCCGACAATAGTTTAGCGCAAACGGGTTATCATCCTTTTTGTAACCAAGGTACTCTTTTTGTCGGTCGGTCAACGGCAACTTGAAGTCGCCCCTGTAATAGTCGCGCGAGAGAACGACATCCCTCTCGGCCTGGGCTTCCTGTCCGGCGAGCCATTGGTTGTATGCGATTTCGGCTAAGTTAGCTTCCATATAGCAACCTTCTCTGCGCAGCTATTTTTAGTGTTGCCCGACAAACGGCAACGGCAAAAGTATCGCCCATACCTTCCGCCTTGAGTTCGGGCGAATATCTAAATTCAACCAGATGCCTGCCGTGTATAATGCAGATCGAACACTCTGCATTAGTGGCACTGACTATCGCCATTGCGTCGCCGTTATCAGTTGACGGCGACCATTTTACAAACGACGAATCCTCTCCGATTGTGCGAACGTTTCCTTTCGGGTCAGTGACAATCCAGGGCGTCACGTTTCTATTGACCGCCCAACCCATCGCCTCGGCAACGAGCGTATTCATTTCTTTACCAGCGGGCATTGTATCAATGCCGGTTAGATTTATTTCCATGTTACCTCTACGTCAGAGGCATCAATTTCTTGTTTCGTTCCATTTGGCAAGGTGATAGTAACTCGCATTGTTTTTATGCTTGGGCGCATTTCCGCAACCGTCTTGAGGGCGGCGCGGCAAATGTCGACGGGAGTCATGTAAAACATCGCGTAGGGCCATGCGATAGTGCCTTTGTACCCTATCCGCTCAGAAATTGTTGCGCTAAGATTTGCAGCAAACTTGTTGCAAGTAGCAATTTGCACCATATTATTCACGACAAGCCAAGTATCAGTCATATCGGTGCTATAGAATGGTGCGCGACTATGAGAGCCACCCAATGAACTGAGTCTCTTGCCCTTGCCGTCAAATACCAATTCAGAAACAAGCGTATCCATTTCTAATCCCGCTTGCATTTCGTCAATCTCTTGCGGTGTCATGTTTGCTATCCTTTCCGTTATCATTCTACGCCCATCTCCCAACGCCGGGAGCGCGTCTTTGGCGTTTTGCCGCTTCAACCCATGCCGCTTGCGCCAACGCCCCCGCCGCTATCGTGTCAGGAAGGTGCCCGCTGCCGTAAATATCATCAACGCTGGCGAGCCGGTGTTCCTTCTCTGCCCACTTGATAAATGGCGCTTCTATTTCGTCTCTCTCAATAGCGGCAATGTAATTTGAGATCAAATCCTGCCGAGCGCGCCCCGCCATGATTACACCGTTGACGCCTGGTGTTTTCATGTATCCAGCCACCACGTCGCCTATACCGGTTTCGTCATGCGATGCAGCCAGCAAGTCCTTGTCGTGATTCGACGCCGGCCTGAATCTTGCTACTCGCGTATCAAATCGCTCTACCATGACGGGCCAGGGTTCGCGGCCCATGCGCTCAAAGGCAATCAGGCGAACCGGCTTGCAGTCTGTTCGCAACGTCCAAATGATAGTCCAGTCGTTTTTGCGTGCCCAGTCTGCGCCTGTCGCATAAGTCGCACCAGGATACGGCTCTTCGATCTCAATGTACTCATGTGGAGCGCCCTCAAAGATTCCAAGTTCGCGCTTGAACATTCGCTCTACCGCAGCCGTATTGATTGCGCGGCTTTCGGGCGACGGCTCTTGCAAGTCATATTCACTGAGCCACATTGCCCAAGTAACTTCAAGTCGCTTGCTGTCTACCTCGGATTGAGCCAGCCAACCGTGCGGCTCAAGGCATTCTCTCCAGCACCATTCGTAAACCTTCCAGCCCTTTAATGCCGCACGATTTAATATTTCTGAGAATGTGCCGTCGGCGTACTGGTGCGTAGAAGATAAAACAGTCTGCTTGGCGACTCCATTCTTTGACATCGGTATACCCATCGCCGCGTCAAAGATTTTTATATCTATTTCGTCAACCTCGTCCAAGCGTAATCTTGGAACGTGCGGCGATCTTACGCTGTGAGTAGAGGCAAGCAGGGCTTTAATCTCATTTCCGTTGTCGAATCGCTTGACAGTTTGTGCGTCATTAATCAGCTTACCACCGACTCCTGGAATAACTAGCCAATCATCTATATACTTTATGACTGCGTTACTCTGTTCGCCGCTTCCGCCTAGAATGTTCACATCACATCCCAAGGTGTCCTCTTCGAGCAAACCAAGCAGAGCCAACGCAAATGACTTTCCAGAGAATCCGCGACTGCCCTTCCACACCGTTACCGGATACCGCGCAAAATACGCATCGGCAAATGCTCGAAACGGCGTTGTATGATTCTCACAGACTTGCTTGTTGGGCAGGGTGACGCCGTATACATTTTTAATGTACGCCGCCAACTCTTCGTCATTGGTTGGCTTAGTCGGTGTCGCCGCCTGCGCTTGCGCCGATGTCTGAGGGGGCATCGCCTGCGGTCTTACCCACCAGTCTAGCACGGGCCGCGTCCGCTGTTTCTGGCGTGACGAAATTTGCGAGAACATTTAGCGCCGCCATGACCTGCGCCCAATTGCGCGGTCTAACTTTTCCGCTTTGGAGTTGGTCAAGTGTAACTTTAGCAAACTCCCCGATAGCCGTGTAAATTGTAGCAACGCTTCCTGGCACAATCGTTTCAAGTTGGGCAATGTCCCATGCCGTCGCGCGCTCACGCCACGAATATCTCGCGCACTCCTCGCCCCAGCTTCCAGGTATGTGCCTCTTTGTGCTATCCTTTGCTTTTGCCCGACACGAAATAGAGTATGCGGCCTCAAGCGTTCTAGCTGGGCCGAGATTGCGGTAAAGTAAAAATCTTGCATAAGCTACTTCTGGTTCACCGTCAAGCCTTTCCCATTGCTCCATTATTCGCCTTCATTTGCTTCGTCTTGCTCTTTGCCGTTGCCATTCTACACCTTAACTCAATTCGCCTTGCGGAACTTTGCACTTCGCCATATTCCCGCGCACATAATACGATGGGCGGAAGCCGCAATAAAATCCATCTCCGTCATCGGATGGTATAGCGCGCATAAGTTGCCCATCTCTGTACACGCTCCAATCTTCCGCCTGCGGCTCGACGCTCCAACTCAGAACTTCGCCGTACCCTTGCGACGTTTTCTTGCCTATAAATGGAGTAAACTGCAAAAGACTGCGAATCTCATCAGGGTTGCCAATTACGTACCAGATCACCTCAATAGCGTGCCGCGTAAACATTGGCATGTGATAAGCACGATAGCGGCCTTTTTCTATGATAATTCGACCCTTCTTGTTTCCAAAGTCAATCAAGTCGCTATACTTGGAATCAAATCGCTTGTTCCAGTAACTCATATCCTGCGCCACCGGCTGCGACCATTGCGCAAACGATGCCGCATAGTACCACATCGGCCCATGATTAAGCAGCTTCAACGGCATCGGCGCTCTGAGCGGCTCCGATTCACCAGAATGACCGCCCGGCACTGTAAAATCTTGCGGGCCGTG